GCCGCCTGTACTCCTAGTGATAACAATGTTTGTGTTATCAATACTAGATATATAAACACCAACTTCACCTGTTGAGGTTAGGAATGTGCCCGGTGTTATGGGGAAGTACGCAGTATCGGCGTCATTTCTCACCATGCCAGACACGCTTCTTATATTCGCCCTTGTTAATCCATGAGCGACACTTGCTTGCAATGTTGCGTCCATATTCCAGTCACCGATATCTATAACCTTGTGCTTTAAGACTGCACCATCATTTAGATTTAGCTCTTCGGTTGTTGAGGTTATGCCGTCTAAAATATTTAAATCTGCTGTAGTGCCGGTGTATCCATCAAGCGCACCTTCTGTTCCTGCGCTACTTATTGAGCTATATCCAGTTTTAGCTTGATTTAATTGAAGCGTTATTGATTCTTGCTCAACTAAAGATATTGCTGATGTTGAGCCGTCAATTGTTTCAGATCCAGTTGCATCGACGGTGATAGTGCCTGTGCCGATATTTTTAAGGGTTACAACGTACCCAGTAGGAGCAGAAGCAACCGCTAATAAAGTCACGGTAAACGTGCCGTCACACTCAATCGTCTTTTGGTGGTCTCCAGCAACCGTTGTGTAGGTGGCTGACTTAGCATCAGGCCCAACATCTGCCATTAATAAGAGCTTCGCATCAATGTTTGCAACTTGATCTTTAATTGGATCGGCAAGTTTGGTCTTTGTAGTTGACCATTTAACTTTATTGGCTTCTGTGGCTGACCCATCATCTGTGGGCGGACTGGAATCGAATCCTGTGATTGGAGTCGTTGTATATTTTGTACCCATTATTCTTCTCCTATAAACCTGTAAAGTTTAACGCATTGATGTCCGTGCTTTCCGTCTCGCCGATCTCAGCTTTTGCTCTAGCTGGCTGTTGGGCGGGAACCATTAAGCTTAATCTCTTCACAACATCTATCGCGTATTGTGTTTTTAAATTAGATGAACTTCCACCATAAATACGAACAAACTCATCTGGATTCATCATAAGAGAGTTAATAACAGCCTTATATTCCGGAGTCTTATCTTGACCTAACTTTCTAAGTACGTGGTTAGCAATAACAATAGGTCTTGATAATATGTGAGGCAAATCAAGATTTACTTCGCCTGTTAATTCTTTTAAAACAGATTTTGATCCTGCTGCCATCTTTGTGGCTTTCTTTTCTATAGCTAAATCTTTAACTATATTTTTCAATCCGGAGACTTCATCTGGATTAAATATGTCATCTAAGTTTTTAAGTCTTTTTTCGCCAGTAACCTTTTTAAGTATTTTATGAGCATCCCTAATTCCCGCTGCAAATACTGACGGCTTATCTTCGTCTAACGCCCCAATAAATTTATTTCTAATCTCTCTACCTACTTCCATTTTATTGATTGGTATTGAGTTTGCTCTATAGTTGTTTCTAGCCGCTGCATATGCAGGATTTTTATTTTCCAGCCACCCAACAAGCCTATTTTTTACCTGCCCAACAATATCTTTCTCTGCTTTGGACAAAGCTAAATCGCCTTTTGCTGAGATCTGTTTGTCTAACCCTAATTTTGTAAGGTGCAAAACTTCGGATGATGATGCGCCACCTTTAGCTCGAGCTAATGCTTTTGCATCAGTTAAAGCTTTTTTAGCAAACTTATTATTTAATAATGCCTTTAGCTTATTATCCGGAGCAACACTAACTTTAAATGCCCTTTCAGTATAATCCCTCACACCTTCTTCGCTTCTTTTTGCAACTGCCGCAGCAAACTCGTCGTCCGTTCCAGCTAAAGAGTCAATAATAACCCTTTTTGATTGAGACTGCCTTACATAAAGAGATTTCAATGAGTCAGACTCTCTTGCTAAATCTTTTTCAAGTCGAACCAACATCCCGCCAAAATCATCACCTGTTTCTTTAGCCGACTCAGCGATAATTTGCCCAACGGTTTTTTTGTCACCAGATTTCATTGCTTTATTAATAGACTTGATAATCTTATCTTTATTCTCTGTGATGGTTTCTTTTAAAAACTTACCTACATCACGGATTACCCCGCTTTTATAAAGTGGTTTTGTGAGCTCATCTGCCCACCCAATAAGCGTACTCACTAGAGATCCACCCGCTACAACTATTGGTCCAGTAGCCGCACCCCATAGAGCTTGTTCGCCTTTCTCAGCCCAAAACTCATCAACATTTTCTACAGGTTGAGTAGCCGACATTCCCGCTGAAATTCCTGCACCGGTGAACATTTTTTCTAGTAAGCCTTTTCCTTTGTAGCCGGGGACTAACGTCAATGGTGTGGCAATACTGCCGAGGATTCTTCCGCCTTGAAGGTCTGGGTTATTTTGTCTGTATAATTTTAATTCTTCTGACACACCTCTACTATAATCAGATACCTCTTCTTTTCTCAATATTTCATCCGGATTCAGCGCAATAACAGCAGAAACAATAGACTTGGCAAAGGTGTTTCCAATAGATCCTGGCTTATCAAGAATATCAATTGCTTTCTCATAAGTTTGAACTTTATCGGAAATATTCGTGACTACTTGGGCTACGCCTTCAACAACATCAAGCTGGCCTCTTCCAATTTGAGCTAAAAATGGAGCTTCTCCAACGTCACCCTGAGTCGGTTGTTCAACAGGGGTAATATCGCTAAAGTCTAAATCTTCTACACCCATTATAGGCTCTCCAATATTCTTGGATCATATCCGTTTTTTTCAAACCAAGGTCTTAGCCGAGCTAAAGCCTTTTCTCTTGCATCTGGATCTTGACTGCTTGCTATAGCTTCTCTTGCTTTATTTATTCCTGCGAAAGCTTCTTCTGGAAATTCAGACTCCAGAGATCGTATTGCTCTATCATCTGTTTTTTCATTGATAAGCCCGTTTTTTGCCCAATACTCATATCTTGTTTGCTTTGATTCTAGCTCGGACATTAAATCTTCCATCTTGGCAAGATATTCTGTTGGACTATCATCCATTGTAGGCAAAGCTTTTTTCATACGTATTGCTTCTTGAACAGAAACGGCAGCACCTGACATATCATGTATATATTCATTTAAGAAGGAAAATGTTTTACGCCTAAATTTTGCAAACTCACCTAGTTTGAGCCTGTCTGCTTTATCGAGTTTAAACCCAATTTGTTCTTTAATGGCTTTAGTCCACTCTCCAAATCGAGTCTTATAGGTTAAGAAGTTTTCTTTATAAGTCCGTTTTATTTCTTCAAGTCTAGCGAGATTATCTCCCGTTTTTACTAATGTATCTTCAATCTTGCTTCTAGTTTTCTTTTGTATAGATCTTGGATCGTGCTCTGTTGTTCCTGTGATAGTAGTTATTTTCGCAATTCGGCTATTTATATTGGCAATATCACGCTTGGTTACTTCTGTTTGCGGCAAGCCCTCAAGCCTTCCTCTTTGCTTTTGAAGTTTAGTTAATTCCGTTGTCGGCTTAATCTCGCCTTCTGGCTCCATAGCATAAGCCATAAAGGTATTCTTAATCGTGCCTGCAAACTCTAGGTTTTGTTCAGCAATCTCTTTAGCTTGTGCAGATATTTTCTGAATCGCCGCTGTATCGCCTGCTGCTCTTGCTTTTCTTAATGCCAAGCCTAACGGAGCAAGATTCTTAAAGGTTTGAGTGACATTAATATCTTCGATTCTTTGTGTTCGTGCGCGACCCTCTCCTTCAATTTGGCGGCGCTCAGCCTGCTCTTGTTGGTATAAGCCAACATTAGCCTGAAAAGCCTGTGAACTTAATCCAGAGCCTAATACTCTTAAAAATGATTCTAGTTTTTGTCCCATAATCTTATCCTAAAAAGGTTTAATTCCCGCTACGCCGGTTGGGTTAAATACGCTTGGCATGGATGTTACTTGGCCTGAAATAGTTGCCGGAGTTGACGGTGTTCGCCCAAACTCCATACTTGCCGCCGTTAAGAATCGCCCCGCCATATCTGATGCTGCTCTTGCTGATTGAGCCTGTAAAGATGCTATATCTAATGCCGCACCTTCTTTTGCTAAGTAACGATTTACCTCTGCACCTAGCCCTTGTATATCTTGTTGAAAGGCTTGCGCCCCCATTTGGTTAAACATGCCCGTAAAGACGTTTTCCAATTGTTGAACACCGCCTTCTTGATTAAGGATGGCGCTTAATTCGGTAATCCCTAAATCTTGTCGTGCTAATTCTGCGCTTGAACCTAATTCTTCCATCTGTCCGAATGCACGAGAACCTTGAATACCTCTTGAAAGTTGTCGTCTTTGCTGGGCTTCTTGCTCACCGATATCTTGAAGGCCAGGTTTCATAGCAACATCTAATCGCTCGTCACGGGTTTCTCTTAACCCTCTTAGCCTTGAGCCAATATCGGTTTGGAGTGTTCTTGTGCGGTCTACAAGCCCACTATTAAGCGTGGTGATAGCCATTATTTACTCCTTAATTCTTCAATTTGCTTTTGCTGGGCTTGAATGGATGCCATTAATACGCCAATAATATCGACGACACTAATTGTTTTATCCCCTTCAACGCCAAACCGCTCATTAAAATCTTCTGCATAACAACCGATATGTTCTGCATTTTCACCGTTGTATTTCCATTTCTCAACATCTAATTCCATCATAGAGTCTAAAATTTGTTGATTATCTAACGGCTCCATTGAATTTTTAAATGTTCTGGAAGAAAAGAATAACGCACCTGCCATTATAAGATTGCCAATATCGCTTTGCTTTCTTGCTTGTTTTTGTGCTTCTGTGCCTGCTTTACCAAGCTGTATTTGGGTTAAAGACTTTACCAGCGCATCCGACATGCCTTGCGCTTGCATTTGTTGGGCAAACTCATTCATGTCTAAACTGTTAATTACGCTAATCGCACCGCCTTCAACTCGGTCAAAGTTTCCTTCTAGTCCGATCAATTCATCCATCGACATTTTCTCGCCTTGAGCTATCTTTTGGTTTGCCGAGGCCACAAAGGATTCTTGAGACTGCTTTCCAAACTCACCAACTACGCCCGTTTTTTCAAGCCGTTCACCCAACGAAGTTTTTTGCTGTTCAATTCTTTCTCTTAAGCCTTGTCCGCGTCTTTCAATAAAGGTCTCTCTATCGCCAACAACGTCTGTTCTTGCGCCCTGAATACCGCTTAACGTGCTTTCAGCCATACCTCGGCCTTCTGCTTGCAAAGCGGTTATTTTAGGGTCAATGGTTACGGCTTGGTTCGTCAGCGTACTGCCACCAAAAGTAAATGTTTTTTGAGGGATGTTGCCAATCGATGGATTGTCGGGATTAAGTATATCCATTACACCCAATGGATCGGAAACGATAGGATCGATACCGAGAACATCTGTTTTCTTTAAGAAACTTTTAAGTTTGCTCGAAAAGCTCATTTTCTGCCTCTAATATAATAAATATATCTATCGCCTTTCACGTCCCCATTCGGAATTTTAGTGGCGTACTTCAAAACCCCGTACTCAGAAACATGATTGAAAAATCCTTTACCGTCCTTCAGTGAGTAAACGTTCACTATCCCTACATCCTTATCATAGCGCATCATTTGCAAAAAGCTAACGACTGCTCTCAATGTATTGCGGGGGCTTGCCCATGAAAACGGCTCAAAATGAGGCTCTAACTCCCATCCATTATAGACAGCGCACATCATGCCAACCGGCCCATATCCATCAGCATATTTTGCATTATTATCTTCAATAAGCCATTTCTTTTTATATGGCTGAATTTCCTGCATCATAAACTCCGCAAAATCTTCTTGAGATACCTCTGGCATATCAAAAGAGCCTTGTTTATAAGCCCCCCATAATATACCCATGTCTTTAGTGTAGCCTTGTTCGTCAATTAATGACATTTCTCTAATGTTTGGCCGACTCGCTTTAAATAAACGGTCTCTGCGTTCTTTAGGTTTCATTATGCGTCCAGTGTTATGTAATCAATTTGATACTCATACATTGAATCTGTGTTTACTTCAAAAAAGAAAGACGGGCTTCGTCCTGCCGGAGAAAACCGTTGTGTTGTGGGCCGCCCTTCAAATGCAAAACCGCCGTTATAGTAAGAGTTTCCATTAAAATAGATACCGCCGCCAAAATAAGGGGTTGCTGCATCAGCTGGAGATCGCCCTTTCAAACTAACAATAGCGGTCGTTAAGTTATATTCTTCTGACCAATCACAATTCATCACTAAATCGACTTGCTCTACGCGACGATAGTGGACAGATCCAATCAGCATGCCTTGCTTTGTGTTTAGGCTTTCTATCAAATTAGAGCGTCGTTTCATCTGGATTCCGGTTGTTCCAGCATCCCCGTCACTTGTACCATTCAGATCGTAAATCTCACCAGACGTGCCGCCAACATAAACAGAATAAGAAGTACCGCCTGGTCGCCTTAATCTTACCGCAGCAGAAGTATTAAACTGAAAATCTAGCTCGGTTGTAAAAATGCCCCAAGGAGAAACGTCGCTTCCATAAAGATACTCTTTGTACAAAACAAGAATTTTACTTTGTACGAAAAAATACACTTTTTGCCTGTCGTTATCGTAAACAGATAATGATTCTGATAGAGATCGGGTTGTATTCGGTATCCATCTTGAAATGTCATCAACCGTTACGTCACCCGACGCATCGGTTTGACGTAAAGTGTCTATTCGTCCGCCTTCACGCATTAAGGCAACATCGTTACCAAAGTTTACCAAAGTCTCTGTTCCAACGGCTGCACTTCCTGAATAGTAATCTACCCATCGATAATTTGTTGCGTCGTTACCAATAAGACGAAATAACTTCCCGTCTAAGGTTGATATGATTAATTCTTTATTGAATTGAGCAACTCCGTTCACAGGCTTTAAATCAGGCGTGAGAATATAAAACGCTTCATCTGAGGTTACTGTTCCGTCTTCTGCCCTAGCGGAAGTATCATAAGATTCAATACTCTCAAAAGCCGACGCCACAATTAAATGTGGTGTATCATCGGAATCCGTTGTCACATTAAACAGCCATTGTCTACCATTATGAACTACAGCATATTTAGCGTAGAGCGTCACTTCACCATCTGCGGTAATTGTTCCTGTTGCCGGTGTGGCTGCACCACTGTCAACCGCGTAAGTGCCTGTTGTACCTGTTGGGACAGTTAATAATTCAGCCTCACCATTATACTCTGTTTCGTTTGCGCCAATAACCGTAATTAAGTCACCCACAGACTTCCCGTGAGCAGCCCCATACGTGATTGTTGCTGTGCCGCCTGACTGAGTAATGCTTGTAATCGCTGCGCCTGCATTGTCAGTTAAAGCGGTTTTGTGGCGATTAAAGGCCGTACCGTCCCATGTCATTAGCGGAGTAAGTTTTGAAATATCAACCACCACTAACCTATCATCTAAAGGGTAGTAAGCACTTCGCAGCTTTGAGTTTGTCGCAAGATTAGCGGTTCTTTTTGATGTAAAGGTTGTTGATCCATCCCATAAATAAACAGATGGAGTAACAGCGTCATCATCAAACACTAATGTTGTTTCAGTATCATCACGCTTAATTAATTGCATAATTCCTGCAATCGTTCCCGTAATAGGAGATGTACCTTTTAAGTCTAATGGTTTTCTAGGAATAAGATTGGTATCACCCCAAACTAAGTCAAAATTATACCCTTCCTGACATTCATTTGGTTTAGTGCCGTCATTCTCGTTCAATCCACCATCAAACGTTATTTTCATTGATAGGAATATCCGTATGCGGTTGTAGGGTTTGTCCTACGCATTAAATTAATTAAGTTTACTTTTCCTGCATTATAGACAGAATCAAACTCAAGCCCTTCTATTGGTTGAGAGGTGAAAAGAAACTGGAATCGTCTTGCCGCCATATCAGAAAAAGCATCGGATTCTTGGTCGGTTGTGAATGGCATTGTATCTGTGGCTAAAGTCACATAGACCGACTTTTCGTAAGGGAAGCGGTATGAAACACCGTCAATGCTTGAATCGGGTACTTGGTAGAGTCCGATTTGTTTAGTTGACGACTGAATTAAATAAAACCAACGTGATTCGCCGGGCTGTTCGCGGTAGTCTAAAACCTGTCTACGTAACTGTTCTTCTCCACCAGGATATAGATTAACCGTGATGTTTTCTGAATTATTAGATCCATCTAACTTTAAAAGAAAAGGTTTCTCACCTTTAAATCGGATAAAGTCGGCTGGAAGCGCGTAAGCTCTTGTGCCACTTGAAACAGTAATCGTCCCGTCTGCTTCTTCGTAAGGAATAATTCTATCAGAGACTAATTCAGTCAAAGTTGATTGAACAGCAATCTTGGCAATCTGTAAAGTCGCTATATGCTGAGTATCGTCAAACGATGTTAAATTATCATCGTCCGCACCAATAACCGTTGCAATACGTAAAACACGATTTACAACATCTAAATACGCACTCATTATCCAACTCGTCCGCCATATTTGGCGCGTAATCCACTGATAATTGCCGCTGCTACACTTTCAGGTGAGCGGTGTAATAAATTAGCTGCGCCTATAATATTTGGAGCAGTAATTCTAAATTCTGCTGGTTCGTGACCCGGAGAATAAATGTTGATTATGATTTTAGCATCTGCACCTTCAACATTCCGAGACTTTGTTTTCTTGATTGGTTTTTTACTCATGTAAACCTCTTAAAGAAAAGGGGCTTTCGCCCCAAATCATTTAAGTAATGTCTGCTGACAATACTCGAACTTCATATACCCATGAGGTATTGAGAACAATTCCCGCATGGAAGGCCTTCCAGCCTAATGAGCCAACTTCGTTTAATGGATCACCAACACCCGATGTACCCGGCGCATGAGAAATTAACTGAACAGCGGGGATTCGATCTCCGCCTTGGTAAATTTCCTCAGTCATGGTTTCACCTAAACCCACTGAACCAATCGCCTCACGACCATAGATTAAGCAAGAATAAACGTCGTTAGTAGTTGTGCCTGCACCACGCATACCAACCACAGAGGTTGTACCCGCTGCGCTTGTCACAGTTGCTAGTGTAGAAACACACCAACGAACACCGTTAACCGTACCAAATTCACCCGGGAAAATAGTTGAATAACCCGCATATTGCTCAACAGCAATAAAGCCTGTGATTGAACGGATATCTTCTTCTACATCAGGATGACAGGTACCGAAGTAACTTGAACGGATGGGTGCGCTGCCGATGTTAGTCGAGCCATCACCTAGTGGATGAACAAGCATTGCGTCGTTACGGTTTAATTGATTTACAACATATTTAATGTCGTTTGCATCAATCGCCGTTACTGCAACCGCATCACTTGCAACCGCACCTGCATAACGCTTGCTAGTTGCGCCTGTACGAATAGCGTTTTGCTGCAAGATGTTTAATGAACGACCTGCATTTTCACCTAATGTATCCATGAAACGCATAGCGCGCGCATTTACCTGAACCAAATCAACTTCTTCGGTTAAAGTAATTACGTTACCGTATTTAGCCATGTTAGCGTCAACACGAGTAACAGTTGGGTTTACAGCGTCACGACCATTAAAGAATGTCGCGTTGCCAGTAGGCTCACCTAATGCAGTTGTCGCCGCAGAAAGGTTTTCAATACGCTCATACCGTACTGAGTAAGCACCTGAGTTTTCCATTAATTCACCCGCTAAAGAACCGTTGAAATACGGCATATTTGCGCGAGCAGCCTTTAAAAGTCCTTGCATCAGGTAAAAGTTTACCGGAGCAGTGACGTTTGTAACTAAGTTAGTAATTAAAGCAGCCATGTGGCCTCCTATCCTCCGTCACGTATCTTAGCCCATATCATACTTCGTTCGCCTTCGTTTTTAGCGTTAGCCAAGGCTTCTTCCATAGGAGTACGGTTAGATTGTGCTGGAGTGTTGTTTGATTGTTGAGATTGTTGTGCTGCGCGGTGGTTTTCGGCAATTTGAGTATCTACACGCTGGAATTTACTTTCATTGTCATTCACGATAGCGTTCAAAGCCGCATCATACGCCTTTGGGTTCGCTTGGCGATTCTGCCAAATCTTGTTAAATCCGTCGTTTTCTCTCGCTGTCTTTTCAAGTAAAATTTCCGCAGATAAGGGGTCAAGACCTTCAATACCTTTGGTAATCACTTTAACCGCGCTCTTAATATCAGCGTCAATAATCTTTTGAGTATCGGCTGCGCTTCGTGCGTCCGCGTCTGCTCTCAAACTTTGAATTTCGCTTTGTAACGCAGCTTGATTCTTGGCGGTGTCTGCTGCCCATTGATTAATGGAAGCGTCGTCGTAAGGGTCAATATGCGTAGGTTGTGCTGGTGTGAACTCTTGCACATTTGTTGGTTCAGGTTGAGCTACTTGTACATCAAATGATTCAATCACTTGATCTAAAGATTGCTCGGCTACTACAGGTTCATTACTCTGCGGTGCATCACTCATTGTTAAATTCCTCTGTTTTAATTCCGGTTATCGTCTGAAAGGCTTTATCAAAACCACGTTGTTCGGCTGATAAGGCTTTCCATTGTTCAATCTGAATATCTGTTTTTTCTCCCGACAAAGGAAGAAAAGGCAGGTGCTCAGGTCGATATTTCAG